GACCTAAAACCATAGATGATTGTATATTGCCCGAGAGTCTTAAACAGACTTTCGGGGAATTTGTTGAGAATAAAGAAATTCCAAATTTATTATTTAGTGGAACCGCAGGTATTGGGAAAACTACGGTTGCTAGGGCATTATGTGAACAGTTAGGTGCGGATTATATTTTGATAAATGGTTCTGAGGAATCTGGTATTGATGTTCTTAGAAACAAAATCAAGAATTTTGCCAGTACTGTCTCACTTGCTGGTGGTACTAAGGTTGTAATACTTGATGAGGCAGATTATTTAAATCCGCAGTCTACACAACCTGCACTTCGTGGATTTATTGAAGAATTTAGTAAAAATTGTAGGTTTATTTTTACTTGTAACTTTGCCAATCGAATTATCGCACCTTTACATTCTAGGTGTAGTGTGGTTGAATTTAGGATACCGAGAGGTGGTGCACCCACCTTGGCTGCTAGTTTCTTGAAACGAGTATGGGGTATTTTAGATCAAGAATCTATTGAATATGATAAAAAAGTTGTTGCAGAATTGATAACTAAATATTTACCAGATTGGAGAAGAATTTTGAATGAACTCCAGCGGTATTCTGCAGGTGGGGTAATTGATACAGGTATACTTCTAGTATGCTTGATGTCAACTTAGACCAATTGGTAATTTATATTAAAGAACAAAGATTTACAGATATGCGTAAGTGGGTTGTTGATAATCTGGATAATGACCCAAATACATTATATCGAAAATTATATGATTCGTTATCTGAAATACTTAAACCACAAACTATCCCTGTTGCTGTGTTGACAATTGCAGACTTTAGTTATAAATCTGCATTTGTAGTCGATCAGGAAATTAATTTAGTTGCATGTTTAACTAGGTTGATGGCGGAGTGTGAGTTTAAATAATGGAACTTTTTGATTTTTTAAATGATATTTCTCATAAGAAAAAGGGTGTCATTAGGGATGATCCTCTTACAGAAAAAGATTATAACCCATATGTGATAAATAAGTTTTTATCACAACATATAGATTGTATATTATATGTTAATGAGATGAATTCCAGACCACATTGTGATAAAATTTTACAATTTGATTATCTTATAAATAGTTTAAGGAAACAATTTAGAAGGTCTAGTAAATGGTTAAAACCAGATTTTTTTGATGATGTTGAAGTTGTTAAAGAATATTTTGGTTATAGTACGATTAAAGCTAAACAGGCCTTAGAGATTTTGACTGAGGAGCAATTAGAGCATATAAGATTTAAATTGAGAAAGGGTGGTTTGAAAAAATGAATGATATAGTAGATAGTATGATTGAGGTTGGTTTAGATGAACCAGATGATTTTCTAAAGGTAAAGGA